CTGCTCGGCGATCTTGGCGCGCTCGGCCTCCAACTTCGCGCGTTCCTGCTCGGCGATCTTGGCGCGCTCGGCCTCCAACTTCGCGCGTTCCTGCTCGGCGATCTTGGCGCGCTCGGCCTCCAGTTTCGCGGCATGATCGGCGATCCGCGCCGTGATCAGGCTGGCCAGGTCGTCGGGTTGCTTGAGGACGATCTGCGCCGTGTCCGGGAACAGGTGCGCGTGATCGGACGCGCGCTCGCGCAGCGTGGCCAGGTTGATCGTGATCCGGCCGGCGATGTCGTTGGCGGCGATCTTCGCCCGGGCTAGTTCGGTGGCGACGGCATCGCGCAGGCTGGCGATGTTCTTCTTGCCCTTGATCGCCCCGGCGAAGTCGGCGGGCACCGCGGGCATGTACGGCTTGCCGATCTGGGCATTCAGGCCGGCGACGTGTTCGGCGAAAGCCTTGACACCCTCGGCGACGACCTCGCCGCGGATGCTTTCCTTACGGGCCTTGACCAACTTGTCGAGGTTCAGGCGCTTGGCGCGCATCTCCGCCTTGAGGCTGTCAATGGTGCGGAACAATTCGTCAATGGTCGCGGTCTGCGCGAGGGCCTGCGACTTCACCATGTCCAACTTCTTCTCGCCGTCGTCCAGGAACTTGACGGTCTTCTCGGCAACGGCGAAATCCTCGTCCGTCTGGAGATCGGTACTGATGGCCTGGATGCGTGCGGTGACGGCCTGCTGCCAGGTGGTGAGATTGGTGGATCGCACTTCGCCGACGAGTTCCACCAGGAGCGCCGGCAGTTCGTCGGGCGCAGCGACAACGGGCGCCGGAATTACTTCCTGCGGCACGTGGTTCGCCACGTCCTCGGCGAACTGCTTCCAGCCGGCGACGATCTTGGCGCGGAGGGCTTGGTCGTGGTGATACCAGACGTAGGCGCAACACTCTGGCGTGCCGTCTGAGCACATGAACAGGACGCGCTGCGCGCCCGTGATGAGCATCTGCTGCTCCATCTGCGGCCGGTACTGTTCGGGGATGATGCCGGCCCGCAGGGACTCCATCAAACTGGCGTTCGCCAGCTTGTGCTCCCATGCGACTTCGCCATCCATGGTCAGGCCGTCGAGACTGGCCGACAGGGGCAAGCCGTCGATGGAAAGGCTCGCGGTGACGGGGTAAAGGTCTTCCTGCAGGAACGATTCCGCGATGCCGCGGGCGGCGGCCTCGGCGTCGTGGCCGGCCTGGAAAAGGGCCTGGGTCGTGGAACCGTGCTCGGGGTCGATGCCCGTCGCCTTCTGGCGGATCAGGTCGGAGCGCGACAGGTACGGGCTGATGCCCAACATCGCGGCGGCCTCGGAAGCATTGAAGTGGTTGCGGCGATGGGCGTGCCATTCGGGGCTGCCCTGGATCAGGTCGTGAGTGGTGTAGGTCATGGCTTCCTCGTTGAGTGGGTGGGGGCTCGGCCCGTTCTCGGGACGGGCGGCGTGCGCAAAGTTCGGGCTCCGCCCCCGTTGATCATTCGCCGGCTTCGGCGCGTTCGCGGGCGATGGCGTCCTGGCGCTCTTCCTCGGTCATTTCGCCGGTCGGCGATTCCGGCTGGCCGGCGGCGTTGATTGAGGCCCGCTGTTCGTCGGAGAGCGTTCCCTTGGTCGAGGCCATGGCGATGATGTCCGACGGCGCCTTTCGCCCGGACTCGATCAGCTTGGCCCACTTGGGCAGGTTTTCCGCGAACGCGGCGGCGGGGTAGGGGGGCGGTCCTTCGTGCGCCGGCTCGACCACTTCCGACTCGGCGGTGATGTCGCGCTCCACGATCCGCTCGGCCTCGTCCGGGTCAAAGATGCCGCCGAAGCCGAACGCGATGCGGGCACACTGAATCATGGCCTTGTGGCGCAGCATCCGGCGCGGGTGGCTGTTCCATGGCTCCGTCCCGCGCTTGCATTCGGACAGGTACTCGGTGACGCGAATCGGGCGGTTTCTGTCCTTGCGGTAAATGATGCAGGTGCACCGCTCCTCGTCCTGCTCGAAGTCCATGCCGTCGAATTGCGGATTCTCGTTGATGATGCGCGCCCAGCCATCGACGCCGACGACCGGAACGATGCCGTTCCGCTTGTCGGGGAAGGCGTAGATTTCCTTCGTCCAGGGGTTCAGGCGGTACTGGTCGGCCACGATCAGCAGGGCCATCATCTGTTCGTTGGACACGTCGCCCTTGAAAGCGGTGGCCTTGAGAGTGGACAGCATCTTCGACGCATCCACGGAATAGCGGGCCGCCATCTTGGCGATCAGGGAAGTGCCCTGCTGCGGGCGGAGTTCGGCAACCTGGGTGTTCATGTGGGCTCCTCAGTCGTTGATTTCGCGTTCACGCCGCTCGCGTTCCTGGCGGCGCCTTTGCCCGTTGCTCCGGGCGGGGAAGTGGATCTTCCGGCTCAGTTCCTGCCAGTGCCGGCGGGCGATTTCCTTGATGGTCAAGTGCATCGTGAATCGGAACGCATCAAGCCATGGATCGTTCATTCCTGCTCGTCCTCGATGGCGCGCAGATGCGCCAGCACTTCCCGGCGCCGGCTCTTGAGTTCCGGCACTTGGGCGAAGGCCGGCGACAGCGGCGGGGCCTGCTCGTACAAGGCAATAGCCAGCTCCAGGCAGACCAGTCGGCAGGAAGTCCACCAGTAGCGGAACGAGGCGATCACAGCCACACTCCCGACCGGATGATCGCCATCAGGCCCGCAACGACAAACAGCACCGCCGCCACGCCAAATGCCATGGCGATGGTTTCGGGGGAGATGCGGGCAAGGTGGTCGCCAAAGCCTTTGCGCGGTTGCCCGAGCCATTTCCGACCCTCGCTGAGCCGGCGCCTTTGATACATGGTCAGGCTCACGGCCGCCCCCATTCCCTGGCCGCAACGTCCTTGGCGATCTCGTTGACCCGGTCGGTGATCGGTTTCCAGTCGCCGGTCTTGACGGCATGGGACAGCATCATGGCGACGGCCTTGGGCTCATGGCCGAAGAACCCGGTCATGTCGTCCTGGATCGCCTCGGCCAGTTTGGCCGAGCCCAGCAGTTCCAGGGCGCGCTCTTCGATGTATTCCTTGCGCGCCGCCAGGTATTCCAGATCGCCGGCCGTCATCGGCCGGTCTTGGTCGCGCTCGGCGACATAGCTGCCATACCCTTCGAACATGGTTCCCTCCTGTTGTCCTTGCCCCGTCTCCGCGGCCGGGCCAGCCGTCGTTTTGACCACCCCGAAAACTGCCGGGAGACTCGGCCGGGGAAACTGTCCGGGGTGGCCTCCCGGTAGGCACAGGTGCTTTCCCTGTAGTCATCACAGGCCCGCCTCCATCAGTCAGGCGCCAACCCTCGTAAATGGTGGCGGCGGATTCGTTTCGCGCCCCGGTCGGCCTTACCGTAGTTCCGCCGATTCACTCTGTCCGCGCTGGCCCCTAGGGGCCTGGACTGCCGGGTTTGCTGCTGCTGTCGTTTCCGAACAGCGTAGGAAAATCTTAGACGCACCTAAACCACAAGTCAATAGCTACATCTAAAAATTGCGAGAAATTTTTTTACTTCGGGTCTCGGATGGTGCGCGCGAACGCCAGGATGGCCGAACGGCGGGCGTCGTCTAGGTCGGCCAGGATTGCGTCCAGCTCGACGGAATCGCTATTAGATGTGGCTATTGACACCGGCTTTAGGTGTATCTAAAATTTCGCGCATGAGTCCAAAACAAGCCATAGACCACTTCGGATCGCAGGCGAAGCTGGCCCGCGCCCTCGGCGTAAAGCAGCCCTCGGTGTTTGCCTGGGTGGCAGAGGGAGAAATCCCGCTGCCCAGGCAGTATCAAATCGAGCTTGCGACGGCCGGCGTATTGCGGGCCGATTTGCCGGCCAACAGAGAGAGCGCATGACCTCCTCCCCTGTCGATCATGGGGCGACGGGGGTTCAACCCACCCCCTAACCGGGGTGGGTTTTTCTTTTCCAACAACGAAAAAAAGGGTACAGGGATGATCATCCAAACCATCTCCATGCCGCGGTCGCGCAGGACCGATCCGGCCACCAGCCACCTGGCCGCGCAATCCGCCCGGCCGCTGCAACTGACCCATCTCGACCAGATCCTGGCCGCCCTGCAGCAGCACGGCGCCGGGACGATCGACACGATTGCGGACTGGACGGGGTTGTCTGCCGTCCAGGTGGCCCGCCGTCTGCCTGAACTGCAACAGCAGGGTTTGGCCAAACCGACAGGGAAACTCGGCCTTTCCGTCTGTGGCCGGCTGGAGCGCGAGTGGGAGGCCGTATGAGAGCGTCCAGGATTTCCCGGCCCTGGCTGGCCGGCGACGACCGGACCCTGCTCGAACTGTGCGCTCAAGGGCTTCGGGACGAGGCCATCGCGCAGAAGATGGCCCGCACGGATCACGCCATCGGCCGGCGGCTGTTCGTCTTGCGCCGGCAGGGCGTGGAAATCCCCCAGCGTGAGGGGCGGACCAAGAAGGCGGTTCCGGGGATGGCGCTGTCGCTCGAAGGCCCGTTTATCGGAGGAGACGTGGGCGCCAAACTGCGCCGGCTGCCGTTTCTGACTCGGACCGTGATCGTCGGTGGCGAACGGCAAGAGCGGGCGTTCTCTGAGGTTTCCGTGATGCTGGGCGGCCGGGCGGTCAAGGTCTTGGCGGATCGCGTCACCGGGCAACTGTACCGGGCTGGGGCGTGCCTGTCGTCCTCGCATCTGAGGATGGTGTGATGGACTGGCTCAGGGAACGGCAGATCGACGGGGCGCGGATGGAACGCGCGCAGGGGCTGCGGTAATGGCTGGGGACTGGATCAAGATGCGGATAGAACTCCAGTCGCATCCGAAAATTGTCCGCATTTTGTCCGCAACTCAGTCGGACAAATTTCGTGCAATCGGTGGACTGCATGCGGTTTGGAGTGTGTTTGACCTCCACTCAGAGAACGGGAAATTGCATGGGTACACCCCTGTGTTGATGGATCACATCATCGGTTGGGATGGTTTTTCGCAAGCAATGGTCGATGTTGGCTGGCTTCTTTTCGATGGTAGCGAAACCCTGTCAATGCCCGAATTTGCTGAGCATAACGGCAAATCAGCAAAGCGCAGGGCAGAGGATCAGAAGCGAAAAAGGGACGAAAGAAAGCGTCCGCAATCTGTCCGCAATTTGTCCGCAAACGAATCGGACGAAAAGCGGACTAGAGAAGAGAAGAGAAGAGAAGAGAGTAAACAATCCCCCTTACCCCCTTCCAGAAAGCGTGGAGCGGTTGAGTTCAAGACCTGGATGGATTCCTGCAAGGCTGCGGGGGAAAAGCCGATCAGCGAGTACCGGGCGATTTTCGACTACGCCGAGTCCATCCGCCTGCCGGTGGACTTCCTGCAGTTGGCTTGGGCCGAGTTTTCCCGTCGCCACTCTCCGGGCGGGGTGGATTGCCGGAAAAAGAAATCAGACTGGCGGGCCTATTTTCGCAAGGCGGTCGAAGGGAACTGGTATCACCTGTGGTTCCATGACGTTTCGACCGACCAGTTCTCCCTGACTTCGAACGGGCGTGCGGCGGAAAGGGCGACCGCATGAACGCCCCCGAAATGCTTCGCCTTCCGCCCAGCTCGGTCGAGGCCGAGCAATCCCTGATCGGCGGACTGTTGCTCGACAATCGGGCATGGGACGACGTTGGCGCCATCGTCCGGGAGTCCGATTTCTACCGGGACGATCATCGGCGGATCTGGTCGCACATGGCGGCCCTGATCAGCACCGGCAAGGTGGCCGACGTGCTGACCGTGGGCGAGAGGATCGAGGCGGCGAACGAATCGGACCAGACCGGCGGGCTGGCCTACCTCGCCACGCTGGCGAACGAGAGTGCCGGCGCGGCCATGGCCCGGAGCTACGCCGCCCTGGTTGCGGAAAAGGCCCGTCTGCGCGCCCTGTGGGCACTTGGCGACACGATCCGGGGCATCGCCGAGGGGATGGGCACGGAGACATCCGCGGAGCGCATGGACGCCATCGAGTACGCCGTGACGATGGCGGCCGACAAGAGCGCGCCCACGACCGATGAGTCCTGGACCCTGGCCGACTGCCTGAGCCAGGCCGTCGAAGCCCTGGAGGTCCGGTACGAGCGGGACGACCCGATCAGCGGGCAACGGACGGGCTTGACCGATCTGGACGAAAAACTCTGCGGGCTCCAGGGCGGCGACCTGATCATCATCGCCGGCCGACCGAGTATGGGGAAGACCGCCATTGCGATGAACATCGCCGAGCATGTGGCGGTGGAAGAGCGAAAGCCGACGGTCGTGTTCAGCCTCGAGATGGGCCGGCAGCAACTGGCCGACCGGATGCTGGCTTCCGTCGGGAAGATTGACCTGGGCCGCATCCGCTCCGGGAAACTACTGGACGAGGACTGGGACCGGATGACCGGCGCGCTCGGAAAGATGCACGAATCCCCGATGCACATCGATGAGCGCGCGACCAGCGTCGTGCAGATCCGCGCCAGGGCGCGCCGACTGCATCGAAAGACGCCGTTGGCGCTGATCGTCATCGACTACCTGCAACTGATGACAGAGGCCAAGGGCGACAACCGAAACGAGCAACTTAGCAACGTGACCCGGGCGCTGAAGCTACTGGCCCGCGAGTTGCAGGTGCCGGTGATCTGCCTGTCGCAGCTTTCGCGGAAGGTCGAGGAGCGCGGCGACAAGCGCCCGCTGTTGTCCGATCTGCGGGACTCGGGGGCCATCGAACAGGATGCCGACGTGGTGATCCTGATGTTCCGCGAGGAGTATTACCGGGACGGCCCGAAGGGCATTGCAGAGGCCATCGTCGCCAAGCAGCGGATGGGCGAGACTGGCACGGTCAAGTTGGCATGGCAGGGCCACCATTCGCGGTTCCGCGACCTGGCTCCAGAGGATTGGGCAGTGATCAACGATGCGGCGCAGTCCAAGCCGAAGCGGGGATTCCGTGGCGACTGACATCTCCACCCATTTGAAGCATTACGCCACGGCCATGTTGGCGTGCGGTGCATCGCCGGCCTACATGCGGCGGTGCGTGGCCGTGTGGAAGGACGCCTATGGCGAGAAGGTGGCGCGTGAATTGGCGGCGTTCATTGGCCGGCGGGGAAGGGGCGAGGCGTGATGGACTACGAAATCAGAATGGTGGCGCTCATGGTGATGCAATGCCGACACTCCTGAACGACATGGCCAACTGCCCTGGTGTTGGCAGCGATGCCGAAGGATGGCGGGAAGGCTGCGAGGACTGCCTGCGCCGAACCGCCCCACCGAACCCGGACGCAATGCGAACGGTTTGGGTGTCTCCGCCACCCATCATCGCGTTTTTCTGCGAGCTTAGGATTGATCCGTGATTGTCATCGACCTTCCATGGCCCCCGAAGGAACTGAGCCCGAACGCGCGCGTGCATCGTATGGCGAGAGCAAGGGCGGCGAGCACGTATCGGCAGGACTGCGGATGGGCGACTGTCGAGGCGTTGGGCGGCATTCATCGGTGCCCGCGGGTGACGGGTGAGGCCCTGGAACTGATCGCCGAATTCCGGCTGCCTGACAAGCGCTGGCGTGATGCCGACAACCTCCTCGCCATGATCAAGTCGGGCATCGATGGCGTTTGCGATGCGACGGGGATCAACGACAAAGCCTTCCGTCGCGTGACGGTGGATCGGGTGATGGATGGTGCAGGGGTTGTGCGGCTGACGATCATGGAAAGCAACAAACCATGAAACCTCAAACCATCGTCCTCGTCGGAGAACCCCAGCGTTCCCTCGCCATGCGCCGGCTCGAATCGATCCCTGTCGGCGCCGATCCGGTGATTGAAGTTGTATTCCGTGAGCGAAAGGACGTTCGCAGCCTCGAGCAGAACGCCGCCATGTGGGGCGGGCCGCTGCGGGACATTGCCGAGCAGGCGTGGGTCAATCGGCAGCAGTTTCCCGCCGAGGCGTGGCATGAGCACCTGAAACGCGAATACCTGCCGGAGGACGACGACCCGGAACTGGATGAATTGGTCAAAGACGGCTATCGGAAATGGACCATCACGCCAACCGGGGAGCGTGTCCTGACCGGATCAACAACCCATCTGACCCGAAAGGGGATGGCTCGCTACTTGAAACAGATTGAGGCGTTCGGGGCGCGTATGGGCGTGCTGTTCGGAGAGCGGTCGGAGCGGTACGGATGAACCCCCACTCAACCGGAACCCCGACCAAGGAAGAGCGCGCATGGATGGATGCCATTTCCCGGCTGGGCTGCATCGTCTGCCGAATCCAGGGGCGGGGATTCGTTCCGGCGGCGGTCCATCACCTGTTGTTCGGGAATAAGCGGAAAGGCCACCTATGGACCATTCCGTTGTGCGATCCGGGCCACCACCAGAACGCGCCCCGGTAAAGCGGGGAGGTGTCGCGGCATCCCAATCGGGCCGAGTTCGAACGGCGATACGGGACGGAACTGGAACTGCTGGCGGAGACGCGAGCGATGATCATCGAGGGGAGAGGATGAATCTGCCGAGGATCATCCGCCTGGTAGGGACGAACGACCGCGGGGTGGCTATCGGTCAGTATCACCCTCGGGCGAAATACCCCGACGAACTGATCGACCAGATCCGCGAGATGCGCGAGGACCAGGGATTGACGTGGCGGGAGATCGTGTCCAGGACCGGGGTTTCCATGCGGATGGTCAGGGATGTTTGCGCCTATACCAAGCGCGCGCAGACATACACGAACTGGAGAAAGGCGGGAGGAAATGGCGGCGCGAAAGGGTAAAGCGAAACCTCCGGCTAAACGAGTTGGGCGCCCGGTCGGAACGGTGGAAATCTACAAGCCGAACATCGTGGATCACATCTGCGCCAGGCTTTCGGATGGGCAGGTGCTTTCGGAGATTTGCCGAGGCGAAGGAATGCCGGAGCGGACGACGGTTTATCTGTGGATGAAGAAGTACCCCGACTTCGCTCAACGGGTCGCGCGGGCGAGGGAAGCCGGCTATGACGCCATCGCCGAAGAAGCCCTGCGGATCGCGGACACGCCCGTCGTCGGAGAGGAAACGACCGACGACGGCGAAAAGGTGACGGTCAAGAAAGCGGATGCCATCCAGCACCGGAAGTTGCAGGTATGGACCCGCCTGGAACTGCTGAAGAAGTGGGACCCGAAACGATATGGGGATCGGTCGCAGGTGGACATGACCGTCACCAATCCGCTCGCCGAACGCCTGGCCCGGGCAAAGGAACGCCTTGGCAGAAAGTGACATCGCCGACCAGATCATCGACCTGGCGGCCGAGTGCGCGACCGATCCGGTGCGGTGGGTCGCCGCGGCCTACGACTGGGGCGTAGGAGAACTGGCCGCCCACCAAGGGCCTCGCGCGTGGCAGGACGACATCCTCGGAGAAATCCGGGATCACCTGTCGAATCCGGCGACGCGATTCGAGCCCTTGCAGATTGCTGTGTCGTCCGGGCACGGCATCGGGAAAAGTGCCCTGATAGGCATGCTGTCGAATTGGGGCCTATCAACGTCCGAATATTGCAAGGTCGTCTGTACCGCTAACACCGACACCCAGCTCCGCACCAAAACGTCCCCGGAAGTCGGGAAGTGGGCGCGGATGTCCATTACTGCCGACTGGTGGGACGTGCAAGCGACCAGTATCGCGGCGCGCGACAGGGGCACGGCGAAGGACTGGAGAATGGACTTCGTGCCGTGGTCGGAGACGAACACGGAAGCGTTTGCCGGCCTGCACAATCAGGGGCGCAGGATCATCCTGATCTTTGACGAGGCGAGCGCCATTGCGGACAAGGTGTGGGAAGTGGCCGAGGGCGCCATGACCGACGCCGACACGGAAATCATCTGGCTGGCGTTCGGCAACCCGACGCGCAACACGGGACGGTTCCGCGAGTGCTTCCGGCGGTTTAAACATCGATGGATCACGCGGCAGATCGACAGCCGGGACGTGGAAGGGACGAACAAGGCGCAGATCGAGAAGTGGGTCGAGGACCATGGCCTAGAGTCCGATTTCGTCAAGGTGCGGGTGCGCGGCATGTTCCCGTCGATGTCGGCGAAGCAGTTCATCAGCGAGGCCGACGTGGCGGCAGCCTATGGCCGGCGGCTGGCTCGGGCGCAGTACGAATTCGCGCCGAAGATCCTGACCCTCGACCCAGCATGGGAAGGGGACGACGAGCTGGCGTTCGGGCTTCGGCAAGGGCTGTCGTTCCAACTTCTCCGCACCATGGGCAAAAACGACAACGATCTGGTGGTGGCGAAGATCCTCGCGGACTTCGAGGACGAGCATCAGGCGGATGCCGTGTTCGTGGATGCCGGGTTCGGCACGGGCATTGTGTCGGCAGGGCAGGGGATGGGGCGGGCCTGGACGCTGGTATGGTTCTCCGGGGCCTCGGGCGATGTTGGGTGTCTGAACAAGCGGGCAGAGATGTACAAGCAGGCGCGCGACTGGCTGAAGGCTGGGGGCGCCATCCCTGAAGACCCTGGGCTCCGGGACGAGCTGACCGCTCCGGAGATCGTCCCCCGGCTTGATGGCAAACTTCAAATCGAATCAAAACGAGACCTCAAGGGGCGAGGCATTCCCTCCGGCAACCGGGCGGATGCCCTGATACTTTCGTTCGCTTTTCCTGTGAGCAAGCGCCGGCCGCGCATTCCAGGCCAGGCGCAGGGCCAGCAACTCGCCGACTACGACCCTTTGGCGCGGCCGCGGTAGGTGTGCGCTTAGGCCAAACGGGGGGCGTTATCGTGCGCCACCATGGCCAGCGTCCAGGTGGTCAATCCTGCGGAATGGATCGACAAGATCCGGCCTCTGATCCAAGCCAATTGGGCGGAGACCGGATTCGATTTCCCTTTTGACCCGGATGTCGAAGCCTACGGCCGGCTGTGGGATGCCGGCTATGTCTTTGCGGCTGCGGCATTCGTCGGGGATGAAGTCGTCGGGTACGCCGTGATCACGGTTGTTCCCCATCCCCACAACCCGGCGGTGATCGTGGCTGCAAACGATGCCCTGTTTGTCGCGCCAGCCTGGCGAAACGGGATCACGTCCGGCCGGCTGATCCTGGCAGCCGAGGCCGAGGCGAAGCGGCGCGGAGCGAGGAAGATCATCTGGCACGCCAGGGCCGGGACGCCGATGGCGACGATGTTGCAGACGCATGGCTATGCCCCCATTGATGTGTGTGTCGGAAAGGACTTGTAACATGGGATTCGACCCCGTAACCGTTGCCATCGCGGGCGCCGTTTTGAACGGCGTGATGCAGGCCAGTTCCGCGCGAAAGCAGGCCAGGGCGCAGGAACAGGCCAACCAGCAGGCCACGGCCGCCGCGCAGCAGCAGGCCCAGGCGGCCGAGGCGGCGCGCAAGCAGGCCGATGAGGAAATGAACAAGGCCAACCAGAAGCGCCCGAACACGCAGGCGATCCTGAACGCCGCCATGCTCGCCGGACGTGGCGGGGCCTCGGGCACCATGCTGTCCGGTCCGCAGGGCGTGGATGCCGGATCGATGACCCTCGGCAAGAACACGGCGCTCGGGGCCTGACGTGGCGGATACGCGCACCGAACGGCAGAAACTGGCGTCCCGCTGGGGCGCGCTGAAGTCGGAGCGCGAATCCTGGATGTCGGTCTGGCAGGACATCACCGACAATCTGCTCCCCTACTCGGGGCGCTACTTTGTTCAGGACCGGAACCGCGGCGAGCGGCGCACCGGGTCGATCTACGACCGGACAGCGACCGGCGACCTTCGGATCCTCTGTGCCGGACTGATGGCGGGCATGTCGTCGCCGGCAAGGCCGTTTTTCAACCTGACGACGTTCGACGCGGAGCTTGACGAGTCGGCGGGGGTCAAGCGGTGGCTCGCCGATGTGCGCCGGCTGATGCTGATGATCTTCGCCAAGTCGAACACCTATCGCGCTTTGCACAACAGCTACGAAGAACTGGGCGCGTTCGGCACGTCGGCGACCGTGGTCCTGCCGAACTACAAGAACGTGCTGCACCAGTATCCGGTCACGACCGGGGAATTCGCCATCTCGACCAATGCCGAGGGCCACGTCGATACGCTGTACCGGGAATTCGAGAAGACGGTCGGCCAGTTGCACGAGGAATTCGGTAAGGAGAATCTGAGCAAGACCGTGCAATCCCTGGCTGATCAGGGGAAGTGGGACACATGGGTTCCGATCATTCACGCCATCGAGCCCCGGCGTGCCAGGGACGCGCAGAAGCGCGACGCCAGGAACATGCGATTCAAGTCGGTCTATTGGGAAGTCGGCGGCGACGGAGATGGATTCCTGCGTGAGTCCGGGTTCCACGACTTCCCGGCCCTGTGCCCGCGCTGGGCCGCCAGCGGCGGCGACATCTACGGCAACAGCCCCGCCATGGAAGCCCTTGGCGACATCCGCCAACTGCAACACGAGCAACTGCGGAAGTCGCAGGGCATCGATTACATGACCAAGCCTCCGTTGCAGGCCCCTTCCTCGCTGAAGAACGGGGAAATCAACGGGCTTCCCGGCGGCTTTACGTTCGTGGACATGACCGGCCCGCAGGGGTCCGTGAAAAACCTGTTCGATGTGCGTCTGGACCTGTCGCATCTGCTCTCCGACATCCAGGACGTTCGGCAGCGCATCGCCGCGGCGTTCTACTCCGACCTGTTCATGATGATCGCCTCGCAGCCGGTTGGCCGCATGACGGCGACCGAAGTCGCGGAGCGCCACGAGGAAAAGTTGCTGATGCTCGGGCCGGTCCTTGAGCGGCTGCACGGCGAGATACTTTCTCCGCTGATCGAGATCACGTTTGCGCGCATGGTCGAGGCCGGCATCGTTCCCGTTCCACCGAAGGAACTGCAGGACGTGGAACTGAACGTCGAGTTCGTTTCCATGCTTGCCCAAGCCCAGCGTGCCGTTGCCACCAACAGTATTGACAGGTTTGTCATGTCGCTCGGGCAGGTCGCCACGATCAAGCCGGAAGTTCTGGACAAACTGGACGCGGACCAATGGGCGGACGCCTACTCGGACATGCTCGGCATCGACCCGGACATGATCGTCCCCGGGGACCAGGTGGCCATCATTCGCCGGCAGCGGGCGGAAGCGGCACAAGCCCAGCAGCAGGCGCAACAGGCGCAGCAGATGGCGGACACGGCGGCGAAGCTCGCCAATGCCCGCACAGATCAACCCTCGGCGCTGACGGATGTTACGCGGATGTTTGCAGGCTACACGTAGGAGAAACGAAATGTCTGGTATATCACTGAATCAGTCCGGTTCCGACAACGGGAACCTTGCAGGAACCAACGGCGCCGGACACACGCTCGAACAGGGCCAAATCGGTGGCGAGCGAAACACGACTTCGTCCACCAACAATTACACCGTCATCAAACA